GTTAATTATTATCTCAATGAAAAAACTCATTAGAGTAATTAAGAATTATTGTGTCTTTAAATTAGCTATAGGTTGTTGTTTATTGCACAACTGTAAATGCAAAGATGATTAAAAGATTCATGCAATATCTTATTGCTGTGTTTATAATTGGATTTAGTATAGGAACGTTTTTTCCTAATGCCTATATACAACATAAAAACGATCATAAGATTATTGCATGGGCTAGAACCTTAGGATTCGGACCCCCCAAATTTGAGTATACTAATAATAGAGAATATTTAAATTCTATAAAAAAATGTATTTCTTATATAAACTTTGACCTTCCTCCTTCCCAACAAATAAACACAGAACTAATAATAGCCCAATCAGTAGTAGAATCTGATTATGGTAGGTCTCGTTTTTCTAGAGAGGGTAATAACTTATTTGGAATTAGAATATGGAGTAAAAATGGTATATTACCTTATGGACAATCTTATAGTGTAGAATGGAGAATAAAAACATATAAAAACAAATGTGAATCAGTTCAAGATTATATTTATTTACTTAATACTAAACGAGTGTATGCAGAATTTAGACGTGTTAGACATGACTCTTGGGTACAAGATCCTTTAAAATTAGCTAAAACTCTTAATAACTTCTCAACTAATAAACAATATGAACAAAAAATAGTTGAAGTAATACATATTTTAAGAAATAGTAAACAATATGAAAAACTTTAGTATTGATTCTTTAATCGTACATGGTATTTGCCCAACTTGTAAAGAATTAACAGCTTTAGTATCTATCTTAGATAATATCTATAAATGTACATCATGTGGCGAGGAGCTTGAACAATATGTTAATGGTGTTATAAAGTATTTACCAATGAATAATAAAGTAGGTCGAAAGTTAGCATATAAAAAATAATGGCTCGTAAAGTTCAAACCGGTACAGGTGGTTTCATTAAACATACAAATAAAAAAAGACCAGGTAGACATTCCAAAAGACCTAATAAGAAAAACACGCATAAAGTGTATAAAGGTCAAGGTCGAATATAGTTGACTTGACATTATTAATATATTATCCTATAAATTAATAAACAACTAAAGAAAGGTAACATGACTGACATAAGTAAATATAAAAACGTAACTTTAGCAAAAGAAGTTTATGCTAAGTTAGAAAAAATAAGAAGAGTAATTGTGCCAGATGCTATTGTAAGCAGATCACAAACTGTGTCTATATTAGTTAACGAGAAAGCTAGACAATTAAATGGAAAACTTAAATAGATATCAAACAGAACAAGATAAATATTCAAGAAGTCCAGAACAAAGACTATGGAAAGCTATACTTGCACAAGCTGTGTATGATGCTTTATTTGAAAGAGAAATAACAAAGAAAGGCGAGAGACGAGATGCAAGAGATTGGTTTTTATTTAAGACAAAATCTTTTTATGAAACTTGTCGTAACGCAGGCTTTGATCCAAATTATGTTTATGAAAAAATGAAAAAGAAAATTTTAAATCAAAAAATGATTTGGAAAATGCAAAAACATGGTCAACGTAAAAGTGCTATACTAGGAGTTAAAATACATGACTAATTTAATAATAGAAGCAGTTGTATTAATAGCTTTAATTGTAATAACTATGGAGATAATGCGATGATGTCAAACAACAAAGTAATTTGCCCTGAATGTAAAGGTAATGGTTTTGTTATGCGATATCTATATGATGCTAAACCATCTTACCATGATTGCCCTAAATGTCGTAATCAAGGTGAACTGAGAGAAAGTGATTTAAATCCTTATCACATTTACAATTATCAAAAAACTTGGTGGAGTGAACTAGTTTATAAAATATCAAGGTTGTTAGGACTATGAATAAAAAAATAACAATTAACCAAGCTGTGATTGCAACAAAATTGGGTGTTCCTTTTAAGGAATTAAAAAATAAATTATATAAATTGTTTGTAAATAAACAAGATATAAAATATTTAAAAAGTTTAGGTAAAAAATGACTTGTAAATGTAAAGGCAACTGTAGTTGTAAAGGACCAAACGATCTAGACGCTATCATCGAACGACAAGCGGCAAGGATCGAGCGACTGGAAAAACAAATAGATATTTTAAATGAGGAATTACAGGCAATGACTATTAAACATAGTCAAGAAATAGCTTATTTAACTCCAGAACAAGAAACTAATTTATTAATGAAAGAAAGAGAAAAGTGGGATCAAAAAAATGACAAAGATAACAAAGATAAATAAACAAATAAAACAATCCATGCTCATTGAAGATAATGCAAAGAAAACTAAATTTTTTGATAAAAAGAAAGAACTAATTGGTTATTATGGCGATGGAAAAAAATTGCATACAATTTATGAAAAGTAAAAGAAAAGTTAATATTAAAATAAATATTAAAAGATTTTTAAAAATGAGAATGAAACATAAAGAAAGATCTCCTATGATTTTTCCTGGTGAAGATCCCTCACAACATGTGTACGATGAATTTTATGAAATTATGATGAAACATCTTATTAAAAATGTACCACAACAAGAGTTAGCAGCTATTATGTTAGCTATTGCAGTTAGATTATATAGAACTGTACTTACAGATCAGGCTTTCAATGAATTGATACAAGATATTAATGATACAGCTATTAATGTTAGACCATTCTTTGATGATAGGACAATAAACTAATGATGAGTTGGATAATATTACTATTAATCATATATATTATTGTGAAGATAGATAGTCTATGATACGTTCTGTAATGATCCAATACTTCTTTATGATAGTCTTAGCGTTTCTACTTGCTGAAACATTAAGAAAAGAATTGCCACTATGGCAAAAGATATCGTTATTAGCGATATTAATATTTGGATTCATTATCAATGCATAAATGGAACAAGCAGTTTAATTATCCAACTTCAAGCAGAAGTTTAATTAATAACGAACGTCACTATGCTATAGGCGATACTAAATTACCATCGGTTACAACCATATTATCCGCTACTCAATCTGAGGAAAAGAAAGCTTCATTAGAGAAATGGAAAGCAAGAGTCGGGCAACAAGAAGCTGATAATATCAAAAATCAAGCTGCAACTAGAGGTACAAACATGCATAGCCATTTAGAATACCATTTAAACGGTCAAGGATTGCTAGATTTGAGTGACGAGGGACGAGTGGCGAGGAGCATGGCTCAAACCATAATAGACAAAGGATTAGGGGATTTAGAGGAGATTTGGGGTAATGAGGTTACACTATATTATCCAGATTTATATGCAGGTCAAGCTGATTTAATAGGTATTTATCAAGGGCGCGAAAGTATAATAGACTTTAAGACTTCAAACAAGCCTAAAAGAGATGAATGGATAACAGATTATTACTTGCAGGGAGCGGCGTATGCTTCTAGTCATGATTGTATTTATAACACAAAAATTGAACAAACGGTGATTTTAATATGTACACCTGATTTATTTTTTCAAAAATTTATAATTAATGGATCTAGATTTAGGCAATATAAATGGGAGTGGTTGCAACGAGTTGATCAATATTATAATATGCAGAAAGAAATGAAATAATACCTAATACAGAAAGACAATGACCAAAAATAAACAATCTGTTAAAAATAAACAATCTGTTAAAAATAAACAATGCGTTAAATGTAAAAAAGTTTTAACTTTAAACGATTTTCATAAAAACCGTAATGAAAAAGATGGATTACAACGTCGATGCAAAGAATGTAAAAAAAATAATCCAGAAACTACAAAATTATATAGAATAAAAAATTTTGAAAAAAGAAAGATAGAATTAAGAAAATGGAGACAAGAAAATAAACAAAAATATAATCAATGGACTAGATTATATAATAAAAAACCTGAAGTTAAAGAAAAAAGAAACATTTATCTTAAAAAAAGATTTAATACAGATTTCAGTTTTAAAATATTACACATGCTAAGAACTAGAATAAGACATGTTTTAAAAACTTCAGGTTCATCAAAAAGCGCTACCACTATTAAATTAGTTGGAATATCTGTTAAAGAATTAAAAAAATATTTAGAAAGTAAATTTAAAACTGGGATGACTTGGGAAAATTATGGTACTTATGGTTGGCATATTGATCATATTATTCCATGTGCTAGTTTTGATTTAAATAAACCCTCAGAACAACGTAAATGCTTTCATTATACCAATTTACAGCCTTTATGGTGGTACGAGAACCTAGCTAAAGGTTCTAAGATGCCTGGTGAGTATAAGGGAGTAAGGAGTGAATATAAGGGAGTAAGGAGCGGCGAGGAGCGAGTATGAGATTAATCAATGACGATTGCTTAAAAGCAATGCAAGACATACCAGATCAAAGTATTGATTTGGTTTTAACTGATCCACCTTATGGAACTACTGCTTGTAAGTGGGATTCAGTTATACCTTTTGAACCTATGTGGAAAGAACTTAAAAGAATAATAAAAGATAATTCAGCAATAATATTTACAGCATCTCAACCTTTTACAAGTGCTTTAGTTATGAGTAATACAGAAATGTTCAAATATGAATGGATATGGCAAAAAGCTGTTGGAAGTAATTTTGCAACATTAAAATATCAACCTATGAAGGAACATGAAAATATAATAGTTTTTAGTAAAAAGACGCATAAATATTTTCCAATCAAAGAAAAAAGAAAAGGTTCTGGTTCTGCAAGAATGAATTATGGACATAGTGGTTCTATTACAGGTGAAGCTAATGGAACACAAAAATTTGAAGGTTGGGAAGTTGGTAAGTATGATAAAGAATTAAGAAATCCTTCAAGCGTACAATATTTTAATAATAGAGAATCTACTAGAGGATTTCACCCAACACAAAAGCCAATAGCTTTATTAGAGTATCTTATTAAAACATATACTAATGAGAACGATACAGTATTAGACTTTACTATGGGTTCTGGTAGCACAGGTGTTGCAGCTAAAAACACTAATAGACAGTTTATAGGTATAGAATTAGATAAAAATTATTTTGATATTGCTAAACAAAGAATAGATGGAAATTTAATATAATGAACCTAACTATTTATAAATGGATCGCTGCAAGTATTAGTATTACTTGTTCTATAATACAAGCAAGTGCCATTATTCATTTACAATGGATAGCTTGGGTATTTTTAATGACATCTGTTTTAATGTGGACTTATGTTTCTTACATTGAAGGAGATAAAGCAAGATTAACACAACAGATAGTATTTATATTATTAAGTTTTGTTGCAATATATAATTGGTTTCAGCATAGATAATAAGTAGTAATAAGTAGTAACAACACAACTATACGTTGTAAGTTATAAGCAAGACACATTGTTAGCACAATCTTGCCACAATGTTGCCACAATTACATCACGAGTTTTTAAAGTAAAATTGGCGTAAAATGCATAGTTTTACTAAATTTGACTAGCATCTAGCCACTAGAAAATGGCTATTTGTAACGAGAAACGAGCGACTAGGACAGGAATGTTGCCATAAGTATGGGATTTTATGATATCCTACATTTAGGGTACAAATGTGCAAATGCAAAAAATACAATTATATCAATGGGTTATTTTGAAGGTTACAAATATTTGTACCCTGACAAATATTTTTGTAACTCTACTTCCATTGGTATATATAGCGAATATACATATTTCTACAATTCTACAAAAATTTTCAACTTTTAAAGAGGTAAGTTAGTAAAATATCTATATAACCACTATAAGGTAAATAAAATTAAAAATATGAATAAAACGTTTAAATATCAATTATATAAGATCGAATGGGAAGATATTTGCTCGGATTCTGCATGGGCAACGGACACAGAATTTGACAAAATGCAGATAAGTAACTGTGTGTCAATAGGGTATATTTACAAAAACAACAAAAAATATGTTTGGATATTTGCTTCTTATGAAGTAAATGATTTAGGCGAAATAACTTTTGGTGAAAGAACTGTTATTCCCGCAGCTAACATAATAAAAATGGATAAAATATGGCTAAAAAACCTAAAACAATAGAAGATCTAATCGAACACATTCGTGACGATTTAGATAATTTAGAAGATCTTGTTAATGAACTTCAAGATAATCAATCTGATGAAGATGATTTTGATTCATCTGTAGATGATGATTCAGATGATGATTCTGAAGAATAGTTAACTAATACTACATCCTTCTTTTTGGGTGGTCGAGGCTTCCCGCTTCTCAATTCTTTCTGTCGGGATTTAACATCTTCCTCAAGTTCGTTGACCTCGACACCCTCTAAGAGTGGTTTATATTCTTCCATTATTTCTTTTAATCTAGCTTCTAATTCATCTGCTGATAAATCATCAATCTTACCTGTTCTAATAATCTTTTGTTCAACATATAAGCCTGCAGCCTTGCCTCTAGCTACTTCTGCATTGATTGCAGCGGACCAAGCACCTTTTCCCCTAGCTTCTTCTCTAAGTTTTGCTAATTCTGTTATGTGTGATCCAAAAGTTACATTAAATTGTTTTTGATATTCTTCTCTTAACTCGCCAATATATTTTACAACTAATGGATATAGTCTTGGATTTTGTAATTCAGAAGCTCTAATACGAGCAAATTCTTTTTCATAGCCAGCAGCAATAGCACATTGAGTTGCTGTTTTTCTGCCATAATTGCTAACCAATTCATTAGCAAATATCATTTGTTTTTCTGTCAATCTTTTAGGTAAACCCATTATTGACAACTACCATAACATCAAGTACAAATCAATCTAAGTTAATTATTTTATTTGTTAGTTAATTAATTTCCTAGCCATTTACCTCCATAATTGGCTAGGATTAAAATATTTAGAAAGTTATATGTTTATATATTTGTATAATTATTATGATTGAGAATTATAAGTTTAAAACTAAACCTTTTGACCATCAGTTAAAAGCTTTAGAAATGTCTTGGGACAAAAAAGTATTTGCATACTTTATGGAAATGGGCGTTGGTAAATCTAAAGTTCTTATTGATAATATTGCTATGCTTTATGACAAAGGCAATATCAATGGAGTTTTAATTGTAGCACCAAAAGGGGTTTATAAAAATTGGTTTGATTCTGAAATTCCTACACATATACCTGATCACGTTGAAAAGAAAATGGTATTATGGCAGTCTAATATAACCGCAAGTAAACAAAAAGAATTAGATGTATTATTTAAAACAGATGAAGATTTACATGTTTTAATAATGAATGTTGAAGCATTCTCTACTAAAAAAGGAACTCAATTTGCAAAAAAGTTTTTATCTTGTCATACAACATTAATGGCAATAGATGAATCAACTACTATTAAATCACCAACAGCTAATAGAACTAAATCAATTATAGATTTAGGTCGTGATGTTAAATATAAAAGAATACTTACAGGATCACCAGTGACTAAATCTCCATTAGATTTGTTTACACAATGTTATTTTTTAGATCCTTGGTTACTAGAGCAACAATCATATTATAGTTTTAAAACAAGATATGCTATTTTTAAAAAGATATATGTTGGTGGTAGATCAGTTGACATTGTTGCAGGATATAAAAATTTAGCAGAACTCTCTGATAAAATTAAATCATTTTCTTATAGAGTATTAAAAGATGATTGTTTAGATTTACCTGAAAAAACATATATGAAACGAATTGTAAGACTAACAGAAGAGCAAGAGGAAGTTTATAATCAAATGAAAAAGTTAGCTCTTGCTGAATTAAATGGTAAGTTAGTCACAACAGCTTCAGTTTTAACGCAGTTAATGCGTCTACATCAAATTACTTGTGGACATTTTGTTTCTAATGACGGAACTACACAAAAACTTCATAATGAAAGATTAGATGAATTATTAAATGTATTAAACGAAATAGAAGGTAAGGTTATTATTTGGGCTCATTACAGATATGATATAAAAATTATTGTTGATACTTTAATTAAAGAATATGGTGAAAATTCAGTAGTTACATATTATGGTGATACTACACAGGATGAAAGACAAGATGCTATTAAAAAAATACAAGATCCAGAAAGTTCAACAAGGTTTCTTGTTGGAACCCCTCAAACAGGTGGTTATGGTATTACATTAACAGGTGCATCAACTATGATTTATTATTCTAATGGTTATGATCTTGAAAAACGTCAGCAATCTGAAGCTCGTATTGATCGTATTGGACAAACTAAAAATATGACATATATTGACATAATAGCAGAAAAAACAGTAGATGAAAAAATAGTTCAGGCTTTGAGAAAAAAAGTAAACATAGCTTCTCAAATAATGGGCGAAGAGTTAAAAGATTGGATATAAATATATAAATGTTAGAGAGAGAATTTAATAGATCATATTATTTTAGCACGCCAATATATACTATTGAGAAACCAGAATGGTTATCTCAATTAGATAATGCTTCTAATAAATATATTAAAGCTTCTAAAAAACATCATGAAAAAGATTTAAATTTAAGAAGTATAAAATATAAAAAAAATATAGGCGATCTTGGATTTTCATTTAATTCAACATCTTTAATAAATGATCCAGATTTTAAAGTATTACAAGATTATGTCGGTGTACATTCTTGGCAAATGCTTAATGAAATGGGTTTTGATATGCTTGCTTATGAATTATATTGGACAGAATTTTGGGTTCAACAGTTTGGTAAAAATGGAGGTGGACACCATGAAGGTCATATTCATTACGACAACCATGTTTCTGGATTTTATTTTTTAAGATGTTCTGAGAATACAAGCTATCCTGTGTTCCACGATCCTAGATATGCAAAACATATGAATAATATGCCTTTACATAAAGATGCTAAAGCTACATCTCCGGCAGCTGATAAGGTTATGTATAAACCAAAGCCAGGTACTTTAATATTCTTCCCTGCTTATGTAGAACATCAATATATAGTTGATGACGGTATAGATGATTTTAGATTTATACATTTTAATTTACAAGCAATTAGAAAGTCTATTGCAAACACTATAAGATTTTTAGATAAAAATAAAAAATGAGAGTATGCGATTTAATAGAAATATTAGAGAAGTTTAGAAAGGGTTCTAATCTTGGTGATTGTAATGTAAGAATTGTTCATCCTCATGATAAAAATAAACAATATAAAATTAAAGAAATGGCTTTTGCTCCAAATCGTATAATTGGAGCTGCTGAAAAGTGGCGTTTGGTTATATATTTAGAGGAATAAAAATAATCATTTAAAATCATATACATACTATTTTTGCTAAAAATAGATATTGAATTAGTATAAATCCTATAATATACGAGATATTAGAAAGGATGTTAAGAATGAATAAACCTAAATTTAATATAGTTTATACGCCTGATAATATTGACGGCAAAATAAACACAGAAAACAAAAGCATTGTTCGTGTAGGCGTTTTAGATGATAAGTCTAGACTATTTACTACTACAAAAGGGGAAATAGCTTTTACTTATTTTGATGTTGATAGAAATGGTTACAGAACAGCAAAAAACAAATGGACGATTAACTATATAGGAGCAAAATAATGATTAATGACGATATAAAAATGTATCCTAGTTATGATGGTGACGAGGATGGAGCATGGGCTACTTGGTTTATTGAACCAGCTACAGAAAAAGGTAAAGCTGCGCTAGACCAATTAGTTAAAGAAGAGATGGCAACAGTTGATAATGGAACTTATAATATAAATGGAAGTGATTTTGATGCTGGTTTATATTTTTTAGCTGACGAAGGTATTAAATTATCTGGAGTTTATGATGATCATAAGTTTGATAAAATACATCTTTTCTCTGATGGTACAGGCATGAGTGAATATGGAATACCTTACGGAGAATATCATGAAATATTAGACGCATTTTACAAAAAATGAAGGATATATTAATATTTATTATTGGCATAATATTGTTGACTTGTTTAATAGCAGTATTATATGTTTTACTTAACTAGAAAGGATAATATGAAAAACACAAAAGACGTAATAGCGTGGTTAGAAGAGGAAATAGAACATTGTAAAGATTATATTAATATTAAATATAGTTATCTTGAAGATGTTCAAGGCAGGTATGAAATGGCGTGTGAGCTTTTAAATTGGATTAAAGAAACTCCAAAAGATCAACGCATTATACCATTTAAATTAATAACTAAGAAAGTAGGTTAATATGGAATTTAAACCTAAAACATTAGAAGAGTTATCGGACCGTTTGTTAGATGAATGGAAAGACGGCAATTATACTTTTGCACATAGTGACTACGATGCTTTAGCAACTGGCTCAATGATGCATGATTTATTCTTAAACAAAGTTAAAGAATATTTTCCAGCAGAAGAAAAAGCCGGAGTAATGTGGTATGCAGATCAAATAGAAGAGTTTGTGGATGAAGAGATACAGCATCTATCTTCTAAATATGCAGATTATCACGAAGTCCTTGAAGATCCGGACGAGGAATAATATGCTAGGTTATATATTCGCATTCATGTTATTTGTTTTTATATTTGTTATTGTTTATAACGTTAATAAATATAAAAAAGACGATGATTTTGATACTAAATACAGAAACTCGCGCCGCAAGTAATTGCTTTGATTGTTTAAATATAGTACGACCAACGTACTGTGAAACATGAGAGCAAATTTTGGCAAGAAGTTAAAGCAAAACTATCACCGCATTTAATATTAAACAGAATAGAAACATCAACCCTTTTTGGCTTTCCAGATGTAATTGCTTATACAAAACAACATTCATTTATAACTATAGAGCTTAAAGTATCTCAAAGTAATTCTGTTAAACTATCTCCGCATCAAATAGGTTTCCATATCTTACGACCTATTAATACGTATATCCTCGTTAAGCATCTCGCTGCTCCCTCCTCGTCTCCAAAACTTTACAAAGGTTCTAGCGTCCAGGAACTCGCTACTCGTGGCGTGCAGCTCGAGCCATTCTTAACCGGCTGGGAAGTGATTGTTCAGTATTTGGCTAGTCGCTAGCTACACGCCACGAGCTGCTAGCTACGAGCTGCACGCTACTGGGTCCTAGCGTCAGGTCCTGGCGCCTGCCTTATTTTCGCCACATTTACATGAGGCGCAGGGGGTATGCTTCTCTCTCATATTTAGAGACATGCGACTTGATCCGAGCTACTAGCGACTAGTGGCTAGTAGAATAGTATTAGAACTGCTAGATCAGTTAAGAATACTGCTACTGATACTAACGCTAACCATCTCATACATTTGTCTGCGTCCATATTATTTCTCCTTTCTAATTACATCCTATATTATCCTATACATAAGTAAATAACTTTATAGTTGTATTATTAAATAGTTCTCGAGTGTTGCATCTATGTCACGCGCCGCTAGCGCGGCGATGCGAGCTTCTCGTGGCGCTGCTCCAGCAGCGCGATATACTCATCACACTCGCACGCTGTTGCGTGCTCGTTAAAGCCCTCTTGTCACGCCTGGCGGCGTGCAGCGGGCAGCGGGCACGGAGTGGCTAGGTACTACAATCAAATAGAATGCTTATGAATAAGAATGCTTGTCTATTATATCTCACGAATGCTTTCAACGAATGCTTATCTTAAATATTATTAGCATTAATAACAATTGCCAAAGCTAAATCTCGGAAACCTTTTCAAATTACTTAGGATTTCTTTAACTCAATACCCCCTTTTTATTTAGGGACTCCGCAATTTTTTTCTACGCGCTAGTTTTAGACAGTCATAGCAGTAAAAATCGTTTTAGACTTGCTTTTTTAGTATTAACCCCATAAAATATAATTTTCATCCAATAGTGATGCCAAAAAATTTTGCGCAAAAATTTTTATGAATGATACTTATTATAAAAGATTAGATAATAATAAAAAAAAGAGAATTAAAGAATTAGCAACTAATAGACTTTCAGAAGAAATTTTTTATATGAAAGCTAAATATGATGCAATTTCTCATAGAGAAAAATCTAAAGAAAAAGATAGATCCTATATGAAATCAAAAGATAAATATAAATGTTATTTTTCTTGGGAAGAATTTTTAAAAATATGGGAAGAACATAAAAAGACATATGGTGGTTTAATATGTGCAATAACAGGAGAAACAATGACTCATATTGGATTAAACCCCAAAGGAACAAAAAAATATTCAAGGAATTGGAATAATATTAGTATAGATAAATTAAATCCAGACAAACCATATACTTTAGAAAATATTATATTTGTTACATGGAAAATTAATAAAGCAAAAAATGATCTACCTATAAAATATTTAAAAAGAATATTAGAATTATATAATGAAAAATTTAAATTAAATTAAAATGAAAATTGATATAGAGAAGTTAAGAAATTTACCACCTGATATTAGGAAGGATGCTTTAAAACTATATATTCAATCTATACAAAAAAAGAAAGAAGAAACAGCTCATTCAGATTTCCTTTCTTTTGTTAAACATGTATGGCCAGAATTTATTGAAGGCTATCATCATAAAAAGATTGCAAAGAAATTTAATGAACTAGCTAAAGGTAAAATAAAAAGGCTTATTGTTAATATGCCACCAAGACATACAAAGTCTGAGTTCGCTTCGTTCTTGTTTCCCGCTTGGATGATTGGGCAACGACCTAACTTGAAGATTATTCAAACGACCCACACAGGCGAACTGGCTGTTAGATTTGGTCGTAAGACTAAAACATTAATTGATAGTGAAGATTATCAAAAGATATTTAAAACAAAACTAAGAGAAGATTCACAAGCAGCGGGCAGATGGGAAACAGAACAAGGTGGCGAGTATTTCGCAGCGGGTGTTGGTGGAGCTATTACTGGTCGAGGTGCTGATTTATTAATTATTGACGATCCACATTCTGAACAAGATGCATTAAGTTTACCTGCATTAGAACGTGCATATGAATGGTATACCTCTGGTCCTCGTCAACGTTTACAACCAGGTGGAATGATTGTGGTTGTTATGACCAGATGGAATACAAAAGATTTAACTGGAATGTTATTACAATCATCAGGAGATGCTAAAGCTGATAAATGGGAACTTGTAGAATTTCCTGCAATCTTACCTTCAAATAAACCTGTATGGCCACAGTATTGGAAGTTAGAAGAATTAGAAGCTGTTAAAGCTTCTGTAAGTATTCAAAAATGGAATGCACAATGGATGCAAAATCCAACATCAGAAGAAGGTGCAATTATAAAACGAGAGTGGTGGCGTAAATGGGAATATGAACAGATTCCACCTTTAGAACATGTAATACAATCTTATGATACGGCATTCATGAAAAAAGAAACAGCCGACTATTCTGCTATCACAACATGGGGAATATTTTATGCTGATGAAGATTCTGGTCCACAATTAATATTGCTTGATGCACATAAAGGTAGATACGAGTTTCCAGAACTAAGACGTATTGCATATGAACAGTTTATATATTGGAATCCTGAAACAGTTTTAATTGAAGGTAAAGCTTCTGGATTACCTTTAACTTATGAATTACGTAAAATGGGAATACCAGTTATCAACTTTACACCAAGCAAAGGAAATGATAAGCATGCAAGAGTTAACAGTGTTGCACCTCTATTTGAGAGCGGTTGCATATGGGCGCCCACTCATAAAGAATTTGCTCAAAAGGTAATAGAGGAATGCGCAGCTTTCCCTTATGGGGAAAACGATGACTTGGTAGATTCTACGACGCAAGCTCTTATGAGATTTCGTCAAGGTGGATTTATTGAACATCCTGAAGATTATCGAGATGAGCCATTACCTCATATCGAAAGAAACTATTATTAATTATTAGTTACGAATTATAAAATATGAAATACGATAAAGATTTTTTAAAACAATTATTCAATCCAATTCATTTAAGTACAACACCTTCTACTGTTGCAATGAGTAAAGAAGAAATTAAAAGAAAAAGAAAAAATTTTAATCTTAATAAAGAAATTAAAAATAAAGATCTTAGAAATTTTTTAGGATTATCTAATCAACCTTTGGATAGTAAAAAACCTATATCCACTGATTCTAAAAATGCTGATAAAGATGCCATGAATTATATGGAACCTAAACAATATATTTCTACTTTATCTCATGGAAGTAAAGTTCAATCTGCACCACTTGATAAAGTTATGAAAGATTATACTAATACAAAATTTCCAACTAAAGTTATTAATCCACATATTGTTTTAAATAAAGTTCACAATATGCCAGATTGGATTCAAGAATTAGTAAACAAACTTCATAAAGATGGAATTAATCACACAGGCAAAGTCCCTAGCTCCCCGAATACCGTCGTTAAAAAAACAGTATTAGGAAATGAAACTTTATTTTATCACGTGCTTCCAGATGGAACTATTAGAATTGATGTTCAAAGTCCTTATGCAGCTTATCCAAATAAAATTTCTAAAATGGGAGTATACAGTATGACTTATACTCCTCCAGCAACTCATACAGATCCAAAAACAAATATTATTATGACAACTCCTGCTGAGTTTAAATTTTTTGAAAGTAGACATCAAATAGATGGAAGTCTTAAAGAAAAAGAAGTACATTTTAATAATCGCATTAGTGATACTACTCCACTTGAAAGTAAAATTACAAAAGTACCATTACATATTTTAAGAAGAGAACAAGGTGTTAAACCAGGTAGAAATATTAACCCAGATGTATTAGCTGATTTACATAGTCAAACATACACTATAAATCATAAATAACATGGATAACAAAATGGTTAAGCCTAAAAAGCTTACAAGAACCATACCGCCTTTAAGAGGACCATGCCCACAAGGCTTGAATATCCCAGATAAAAAGGTTAAGGTAGCAAATCCGGAGAAAAACAATAATGGCAACAATAGATAAATCATTACCCAACATTACACCAGGTGATGGATTAACAGTTCCAACTGCTATTGATTTAAATCAACCATCAACCACAATTTCACAATCAGGACCAGTTGATGTAACTGAAAATGAAGATGGTAGTGCTGATGTTAATATAGGACCAGAAGTTGCTCCTCAACAACAATCACAAAATCATTTTGATAATTTAGCTGAATTATTAGATGATAAAGTATTAGGTCCTATTGGATCAGAACTTACAGATGATTTTGAACAATATAAAACATCACGTCAAGATTGGGAAAAGGCTTATACCGATGGATTAGATTTATTAGGATTTAAATATGAAAAAAGAACTGAACCTTTTAAAGGTGCATCGGGTGCAACTCACCCAGTATTAGCAGAAGCTGTTACACAATTCCAAGCACAAGCGTATAAAGAATTATTACCAGCAGAAGGACCAGTTAGAACTCAGATTATAGGAGCGGTCAACACGCAACGAGAACAAGAAGCTGGTCGTGTTAAAGAATTTATGAATTATCAAATTATGGATGTCATGAAAGAATATGAACCAGAGTTTGATCAAATGTTATTTTATTTACCATTATCAGGATCAACATTTAAAAAAGTTTACTATGATGAATTATTAGGAAGACCTGTTTCTAAATTTGTACCAGCAGAAGAACTTGTAGTTCCTTATTCTGCAACTTCATTAGAAGACGCTGAAGCAGTTGTTCACATTATTAAAATTTCTGAGAATGATTTGCGCAAACAACAAGTATCTGGATTTTATAGAGATGTAGATTTATCAGGACCACCAGAAGGAACAGAAACAGATTTACAAAAAAAACAAAATGAAATTGAAGGTATAAGAAAAACTACAGGCAATAATATGTATACTCTATTAGAGTTTCATACATATTTAGATATTGAAGGTTTTGAAGATAAAGATCAAAATGGTGAGCCTACTGAAATTAAATTACCATACATTGTAACTATCGAGGAAGATTCAAGAGAAGTATTATCTATTAGACGTAACTGGCAACCAGATGATGTTAAAAAAGAAAAGATACAATACTTTGTTCATTTTAAATTTTTACCAGGATTAGGTTTTTATGGATTTGGTTTAATTCATATGATTGGTGGATTATCACGTACAGCTACATCTGCTTTAAGACAATTACTCGACGCTGGAACCTTAGCTAACTTACCAGCGGGATTCAAGCAACGAGGAATTAGAGTTAGAGATGATGCACAACCAATTCAACCAGGTGAATTTAGAGATGTAGATGCACCTAATGGAAATATTAAAGATTCATTTATGATGTTACCATTTAAAGAACCTTCTCAAACATTATTATCATTAATGGGAACTGTTGTACAAGCGGGTCAAAGATTTGCTTCAATTGCTGATATGCAAGTTGGAGATGCTAATCAACAAGCTCCAGTTGGAACAACTGTTGCATTATTGGAACGAGGATCAAGAGTTATGTCTTCAATCCATAAAAGAATATATGCAGCTTTGAAACAAGAGTTTAATGCATTAGCTAGATTATTTAGAATTTATTTACCACCAGTATATCCTTATGACGTGGTTGGAGGAGCGAGACAAATTAAACAAGCTGACTTTAATGATAATGTTGCAGTCATTCCAGTTGCTGATCCAAATATATTTAGTCAGACTCAAAGAATATCTTTAGCACAAACTGAAATGCAACTTGCAGCATCTAACCCAGCTATGCATAACCAATATCAAGTTTATAGAAATATGTATGAAGCATTAGGAGTTAAAGATATTGATAAAATATTAATTCAGCCACAACCCCCACAACCAAAGGATCCTGCTTTAGAACATATTGCGGCTTTAGCAGGACAGCAATTTCAAGCTTTTCCAAATCAAGATCATAGAGCACACATTACTGCTCATTTAAATTTTATGGCAACTAATATTGCTAAGAATGCACCAATCGTTACTGCATCATTAGAAAAAAATATATTTGAACATATTTCTTTAATGGCTCAAGAACATACACAATTAGAATTTGCTAGAGAATTACAACAAATGAAAATGTTACAACAACAACTTCAACAAATGCAAACTTCTGGTCAAATAAATCCACAAGTAATTCAACAAGTACAATCTCAAGTAAATAGTTTAAGTATGACTATTGAATCTAGGAAAGCACATATCATTGCTGATGCTATGGAAGAATTTGCTAAAGAGGAACAAAAAATAGCAGGTCAGTTTGGTAATGATCCAATAGCTCAACTTAAAGCTAGAGAATTAGATTTAATGGCTCAAGAAAATGATAGAAAACGAACAGAAGGCGAGCAATCTCATAATTTAAATAAAATGAAGGTGCTTATGAATCAAAAAGTACATGACGAAAAACTAGACCAAAATGAGCATTTAGCTAAGATGAGAGCCGATACTTCTATTGAAAAGACTGTATTAAGTAAGGTATTAAATCCTAAGGTTGAAAAACATCAATAAACAAGGTATAAAAAACTATGGATAAAAAACAAGCTAAAATTAAAACAGTAATGAAAGAGTTTAAAGCTGGTAAATTGCATTCAGGTAAATCTAAAAAGATTGTAAAAAATCCTAAACAAGCAATTGCTATAGCAATCTCTGAAAGCAAAAAATCAAGCAAAAGGAAATAATATGTCTAATCCAAAAGGAAATGAAAAAATAAGATCAGTAGCACAAAAACATAAAAATAAAAAAATGCCAGAAGCAATTGGAATGGCAAGAAAATTTTTAGAAGATCCAGCTAAACATATTGGTGTTGCAATAGCTGAAGGTAAAAGAACTAAAGGATATGGTGTTGAAGGTGAAAAAACTTATTCTAAAAATAATTCATTAAGAGATCCTAATTCTCATGAAGTAGATTTTTCTGAATTTACAAATGAAGATGGACACTTAAAAGGTGGTATCGATGTTGAAATGACTGGACCACAAGAAACAGCTGAAGAAAAAGTTCGTGGTCAAGGACGAATGTTACCTGAGAAAAGAAAAACTGCGAAATGGTTCTAAACCATGTTCGGAGCTTTAGCACCAATAGCTAACATATTATTCTCAACTATTGAGAAATGTGTTCCTGATAAAGATTTACAAACTAAATTAAAATTTGAAATTCAACAGCAGATGTTACAATCTCATGCTGAAGAATTTAAAGCAGCTGCTTCTATCGTAGAAGCTGAAGCAAAAGCTGGTCCTTTTACATCAAGCTGGAGACCTTTATTGATGTATGTATTAATCTTTATAATAGTGTGGAATTACGTATTAGGACCAATTATTAAGATATTCACAGGTAGTGTAATAAGCTTTGAATTACCTGGTGATGTATGGACTTTATTACAAATTGGCTTAGGTGGCTATGTTGTAGGTAGGTCTGGAGAATCTATTGCAAGAACTATTGCCAATAGACCAACAAACAACTATACTAACAACACTAATAATGCTAATAATAATATTAGTGATAATAAATAGGAGATATTATGAGAAACGATTTTAAAATGAGAAACCATTTAAGAGGTGGTGGAATTGCTAAAAGAGGATTAGGTGCCGCGCTTAGAGGCGGTGGAATCGCGAAACGAGGAATGGGCGTTGCATTAAAAGATGGTGGTGACGTTGCACAAGATAAAGCATTAATTAAAAAAGCATTTAAGATGCATGATATGCAAGAGCATAAAGGTGAACACACTAAATTAGATAAATTAAAAAAAGGTGGAATGGCAAAAGAAGAATCTAAAATGCATGAAGCCAAAGAATCTAAGAAAAAAGAAATGATGGAAGAATCTAAAATGAAAAAAGGTGGAAGAGTTAAAAAGAAATACGGCGGTAAGTGCTAATGGCTAAACTTGGGATACATAAAAGAGGATCAGGCGTAGAAAAATTATTTGGTCAAGGTGTGTCTCATCATAAAGCAACTGATTTACATATGGGAGATCAAATGGATCAACATCCAATGACTTCTCCAATTCATCCTGATTTATCTTCTATGGCAGGAGGACCAAGTGCACCATCTTCTACAGATGCAGCTAATGCTTCTATTCCTTCAAGTGGTGGAATGGGTGGAATGCCAGGTTTAAAAAAAGGTGGAATGGTAAAAAGAAAACATTATGCTAAAGGTGGTTTATCTCCAATTGATAATTTAAAACTTCCAAGAAAAATTAGAAGTGGTTTAGATATGTTAAAAGATGGTGGCTCTCCAAAAAATTGGATTAAAGGTGCTATCAAACATCCAGGTTCTTTAAGAAAATCTTTACATGTTAAAGAAGGTCAAAAAATCCCAGCTAAAAAATTAGCAGCAGCTGCTAAGAAACCAGGCATTATGGGAAAACGTGCAAGACTTGCAGAGACTTTAAAAAAACTTAGAGGTTAATTACAATGGCTGGCATTGGTAAACAATTGCGTGGCTCAGGATTAGCTAAAATAATAAATAAATCTATTCAAACTAAAAGAAAAGGTTTTGATGCTGGTGGAATGGCAACAGCTGATTTACCAAACAATGTTATATCAAATAATATTTTAACAGGGCAACCTATGCAACCTAGACCAATTGCTCCAATAGCAGGATATAAAAAAGGTGGAAGAGTTAAAAGAGCAAGTGGATCTGGATCAAGTGGAGAAATGATAGAAAATTGGGATCAATTAATTACTCCTTATGAAATAAAACAATATAATAAAAAATATTTTAAAGAACATCCAGAAGAAACAGATGAGTATAAAGCAAAACAATTAAAAAATTTAGAAGATAGCAATTATAATACTAATGCTATGGGTGATAAATATAAAAAAGGTGGAAAAGTTAAATCAGCTAAAAAAGGTCTTTGGTATAATATTAACAAAAGAAAAAAATTAGGTATAAGTCGTCCTAAATCTAAATCAACTATATCAGCTAAAGCATATAAAAATATGAAAGCTGGATTTCCTAAATAATATGTCTGGTCTTGGTATTCAAACAAGAGGTTCTGGAATTGCTAGAATTAATAAATCAATAGGTGGTAAAGTTAAAAAACATTACGAAGATAATCCTCAAGATTTTAAAGAAGAATCTAATACAGATACTTTTGCTGACGGTGGTACACCGGCTTGGCAACGTAAAGAAGGTAAAAATCCAGAAGGTGGTTTAAATAAAAAAGGTATTGCATCTTACAGACGTGAACATCCAGGATCTCATTTATCATTAGCAGTTACAACTAAACCTAGTAAGTTGAAGAAAGGTTCTAAATCTGCTAAAAGACGTAAATCATTCTGTAGCAGAATGAAAGGGATGAAGGCTAAATTAACATCAGCTAAAACAGCCAGAGACCCTAATTCAAGAATTAATAAGTCCCTTAGAAAGTGGAATTGTTAATATAAACAACTAAAGAAAGGTAAATAAAATATGGAAGATGTAGATGTAGCTTATAAACTACAACGATTTATGAAATCGCAATTAGAAAATTTAACTTTAGCTCTAACCTCTGGTGTTGACAGTATGGAAAAATACCAATATATCTTAGGTCAAATTCGTACATACGAATATATCTTACAGGAGATCTCTAACCTGCTAAACAAAAAGGAGCTAAAAGATGACGAAGGAAACATTGTTAAACTCGACTGATGACCAGTCAACAAGTAATAAAGAAATACCTAAAACTATTTTAGGTTTAGAAGAAAAATATCAACAACAAGATGCTAAAATTGTTAGAGCTGAAAATATTACAGAATCTCTAATTGACAATCTACCTAACCCAAGTGGTTGGAGAATTTTAGTATTACCATTTACACCTAAAGATAAAACTAAAGGTGGAATTATATTCTCACAAGAATCTTTGGATAAATTAAGAATAGGAACTAATTGTGGTTATGTTCTTAAAATGGGTCCATTAGCTTATGCTGATAAGGAACGATATCCAACAGGTGCTTGGTGTAAAGAAAAAGATTGGGTTATCTTTGCTCGCTATGCGGGTTCAAGATTACCAATAGAAGGTGGAGAAGTCCGCCTTTTAAACGATGACGAAGTCTTAGGAACAATTAAAAATCCAGAAGACGTTCTGCATCATATATAAACATAGGAGAAACTATGCCAGAAGAAACGAAACAAGAAAAGATGGTGGACATAGATAATTCAGGTCCTTCTGTTGATGTCGAGTTAAAAGACGATTCAATAAAAGAAGGAATTGAAGCTATTGAATCTATTGATAATACCCCATCCGCAGAAGAATCTGCCTCAGTTCCCGCTGCTGAGAAAAAAGAAGCGAGCGACAAGAAGCTAGAAGCTAATAAAGAAAAAAAAGAAGACAGAAATGAGTCAGAGAAAGAGATTGATGATTATAGTGAAGGTGTGCAAAGAAGAATTGCTAAACTAACTAAAAAAATGCGAGAGGCAGAGCGTCAAAAAGATGAAGCTTTGCGTTGGGCTCAAACTGTTAAGGCTGAGCAAGACAACTTGAAGCAAAAATATAGTAATTTAGAAACTTCTAGTATTAAAGAACGTGAAGCTAAAATATCTGCTGCTTTACAAGCTGCTAAAGGCAAGATGCAAGCAGCAAGGGAGCAAGGTGATATTGGAGCTGAAATAGAAGTCTCTAAAGAGATTGCTAAACTTGGATACGAAGAAGCACGTCTTCAAGAGTTTAAAAATCAAAATCAATCTTTGGTTAGACAGCAACCTGTTGCTCCTCAAATACAACCTCAAACTCAACCTCAGTTTCCGAATATTCCACAGGATATTCCAACTGATGCTAAAGCCGAGGAATGGGCATCGAGGAACAAGTGGTTTGGTGCAGATAAAGCTATGACTTATACTGCATTTGATTTACATAAAACATTAGTGGATGATGAGGGTTATGACCCAAAATCCGATGATTATTATAAGGAAATTGATAAAAGGATAAGACTTGAATTTCCTAATAAATTTGATACAACTGATGTTAAGGAATCGACTAAACCTACACAAACAGTAGCTGGAGCAAAGCGAAGTGTTAATACTAGTCGCAAAACTGTGAGACTCACGCCGTCTCAAGTTACTATTGCTCGAAAATTAGGTGTGCCATTAGAAGAATATGCGAAACAACTAAATATCACGAAGGAGGTATAGGCATATGGAAAACGAAAAAAACATGAAGACCCCACGTGCGAGCGAAACTAGAGCGAAAACAAATAGACCTCAAGTTTGGACTCCACCATCATCTTTAGATGCACCACCTGCGCCACAAGGTTATAGACACCGATGGTTAAGGGCTGAGTCTTTAGGCTTTGACGATACTAAAAATATCGCTGGAAGTTTAAGATCAGGATACGAACTCGTAAGAGGAGATGCGTACCCAGATGGACAATATCCAGTAGTTAAAGACGGCAAATACGCAGGAGTGATTGGAGTTGGTGGCCTATTGCTGGCTAGGATACCAGAAGAGATCGCAAAGTCTCGAGAAGAGTACTTCGCTAAAAGAACTCGTGAGAGAACTGAAGCGGCTGAAAACGATCCTCTGAAGGAACAGCATCCAAGTATGCCCGTCTCAAAAGACAGGCAAACTCGTGTAACTTTTGGTGGTACGAAGAAGTAACTAATTTTTAGTGATTCTAAATTCCAACAAGGTTTTTAAAAATATAAACAAGGAGAAAAAAAATGGCTAACTCAACAGGCGCTTACGGTCTTAGACCAGTAGGTAAATTTGGAAGTAATCCATCAGCTGGCGGACAAAGCCAATATCAAATCTCTAATAATTACTCTTCGAGTATTTATCAAGGAGATCTAGTAACTGTTAGTTCAACTGGAGTTCTAAACCCAGTTCAATCTAGCGCTACTGGTAGCATATTGGGAGTGTTCAACGGTGTATTGATAGAATACAATCCAAGCACTAAAAAGCCGAAATGGCAAAACTATTACTCGCAAACAAATGTTACTCAAGGTAATATTGATGCGTATGTAATAGATGATCCAAATCAGCTTTACTTAGTTAAATCAACAGGAACTGCTTTAGGAAATTCTGCAGTAGGATCTCAATTTACAATTATTTATAATGCTGGTAGCACTATAAATGGTTTATCTGGAACTTACTTAAACGAAGCTTCTCAAAGTCAATCCACTGGTCAACTATTAGTTCAAAGCGTATCATTCGCTGTGGACAATATTCCAGCAACGACAAACGAAGATTTCGTAGTAAAAGTGAAATCTAGTGCGTCAATAGCATAAGGAGATAACTAACTATGGCTATATCACGATCACAGCTAGTTAAAGAACTAGAACCAGGTTTGAACGCATTGTTCGGACTTGAATATAAACGTTATGAAAACGAGCACGAAGAAATCTTCGATAAAGAAACTTCTGAAAGAGCATTTGAAGAAGAAGTTATGTTATCAGGTTTTGGTAATGCTTCGGTAAAAGCTGAAGGATCTGGCGTATCATACGATACAGCACAAGAAACTTTCACTGCTAGATACACGCATAATACTATAGCTCTTGCATTCGCAATCACTGAAGAAGCGATTGAGGATAACTTGTATGACAGACTAGCGTCTAGATATACAAAAGCATTGGCTAGATCTATGGCGAACACTAAGCAGATTACAGCTGCTAACGTTATAAATAATGGATTCAGCTCTACTTATCCAGGTGGAGACGGAGTTGCATTATTTTCAACAGCTCACCCAACTATTGCTGGAACATTCCAGAATACGTTGACTACGCAAGCTGACTTAAACGAAACATCTTTAGAGCAAGCATTAATTGATATTGCTAACTTGACAGATGAAAGAGGCTTAAAAATTGCTGCACAAGGAGAAAAATTAATTATTCCTACTGCTCTGCAATTCACAGCTGATCGTTTAATGAAATCTGCAGGTAGAGTTGGTACATCTGATAACGATATCAACGCAATTAGAAACATGGGAATGGTGCCACAAGGTTATGTTGTGAACCACT